GACCAGTACAAGCCGCAGATGCTGCTTCAGTTGGCCTGCACACGTCGCCAGTGGTGCGACTTCTTCAGCTATGACCCTCGCATTCTGAAAGGCCCGAAACACTTCCTGATTCGTTTCGAGCCGAGTCCTGATGAGATTGCCGGAATCGAAAAAATTGCAGAGCAATTCCTGTCAGAAGTCGAGGACGAATTCTTTAATTTCTGGAGAAAGTATGAAAGACGATTTCTTTAGCTTGTGTCTTGTTGGATGGTTGATTGCATCGTGGATTACACACGTATTTGTGTGTCTGTCTGCGGGTAAGTGGGGATTTCTGATTGCCGGTGCGCTCATTTTTCCGATTGCGAATATCCACGGTACGGGCGTTTGGCTGGGGGTGTGGTGATGACATTCGATCAATGGTACACATTGCAGGAAGAAAAACATGGGACGCCACCGTTTGCGTGTTCGTATGATGCTGCTAGGTTTGCATGGCAATCGTCTATCCAGGAGAACGCGCAGCAGGCGTTGTCAGACATGGCGCAGGAATCAGTAGTCAAGGATTCCTTGACACCTAAACCTTTAATAGCGGCTTCGCCTATTAAAGAAACGGGATCGAACCTTGAACAAGACCATTGCGAGGACAAGCTTGCGGATCGGGTTGCCGACGATGGCAAAGGCATCGCAGACCATATTGGTGATTCCAACGACATGGAGCAACCCGCTGCGCCTGCTGCTTCTGGTGAGCCTGCCGCATGGGTTGTGTTTGATGAGTGTGGGTGGCCGTGTCACGCGGCGCACTCAAAAGAAACGGCACATAGGTACATCAATAACGCGATCAATGAAGCTGAATATGATGAGGCGGCAAAGTGGGTAGTGCGCCCGGACTATCTGGCCGCGCCTGCTGAGCCGAAAAAGTGCAGCGTGTGTGGTGGAACAGGATGTGTCGAGCAATACACAAGCGCAGGTGCGCATCGCGTAAAAGTTAAGTGCCCACTTTGCTCTGGTGCATTCAAATATTTGTCGGTCAATTCAACGGACAAAGACCCGGTGAAAGCATGGGGCGAGGCGGATCAGCATGAGCAACCCGCCGCGCCTGCTGCTGAGCATTGGAGTGATTGCGCAACGAATAATGCTCCAGCGTATCCGGCAGGTGATTGTGATTGCATGCCGACGAATGCAATGTGCCGTGCGGCTGTTGAGTATGTAAACGGCCATGACGTGTACTCAAAAGTGCCGATAGAAGCACTCATGATTGAGGAATCAATTTATCGGGAAGTTTGGAAGGCTATGCAAATAAAATTTCCAATCGCCTTTCACAAGCCTGTGGCTTGGATGTATCAACACAACGAAACTGGGCGAATTGAATTTGTCGATCAATGGCAAATCGATAATGGATGGAGTGAGCTAAATCCACGGCTTGAAATTGTGACGCCGCTTTACAAATCGCCTGCCCTGCGGGAGTTATCTGTTCACGACATTGCGCGATTGTGGCGGGATTCAGATGGATATCTTGACTTCGCCCGAGCCGTGATCACCGCCGCGAGAGAGGTGCAGAAATGAAACTCACTCGTGCGCAAATTATCGAGATCGCTACACGGCAAGAGTTTTTCGTTGACCGCTACTCGTATCGAGACGATGACAAGCGCCGCATGTGCCGCAGGCTTGCGAAGGATGGAAAACTTGAACTTGTTTCGCAATCACGTGACGGCTTCTTTTATCGAGCAGCCGCGAGGAGCAAGGAATGACCAAAACTGACTGGTATCCCGGCACCACGAAGCCGGTGCGGGTTGGGATGTATGAGCGAACGACGACTAGAGGATACCTAATGTGGAGCCGCTGGGATGGCTATTACTGGCGCATTCATTGGCACGAGTATGAATTCGCAAAGCAAGAAACCCTTCGCAGTGGATTCCAAGAGCTGCCGTGGCGTGGACTGACTGAAAAGGTGAAGCCATGACCATCCCGCTACCTAAATCGAAAGATGGATTTCGCCCCTCCGAGCTTATGGCAATCATGGACTACGGCGACGCACGAGCCGCAGAGGCGAGGCGGGAGGCGCTGGAGGAAGCCGCGAAGCTGTGTGACGGAATCCGCTTTGTTGGCTATGTGCCGCCTGAAAACGGCTGCGCTAACGAGTATTTCAATGACGCGGCTGTGGAATGTGCGCACGCAATCCGAGCACTGAAAGGAACGACATGAAAGCAGAAATACAAGACAGCACCATCATGTTCCTGCTAGTGGAACTAGACCGCGATGGCAACGTATCCACGGAATGGCATTACAAAGGCATTGCCGGTGAAGCCGCAACACTTTTGGCTGTCGGAATGCTGGAGTATGCGAAGAACGCGGCAATGTCACCAGTACCAGAGGAGTCGTGAGTGCACATGGACGACTTCATCGGCATGGTGTTTGAGCGCGCAACAATCGAGGAGGTAAAGCGTCCATGAGCTACGAGAACTACACGCATGTCTGGCGTGCGCTGCGCTGATCGCAGGATACGATTTTGAGGAGCAAGAGAAATGAGCCTATGTTGTCAAGACTACCAAGCAACTCTTTCATTGAAAGAAGAAGAAATCAAAACACTTCACGCACTGGTGGCTGATCTGGAGCGCCACAATGAGATATTGCGATTGGAGCGCAACCATGCAAGAGAACAATACGAACATTCGATAAAGATTCTCATGAGTGTTCATTCGCTGCTGTACCCGCCACCGATCAAGTTGGACGATGGCAGGACGATGATGTTTCGCCCGAAAGACACAGACCCGCATGAAGTGCTGCAAGCGTTGAGCGACCGCATTCGTGCGATCCCTGATGCAATCAATGAGGCAATGAAGCCATGAGCGAAGAACACATCACAATCCCTCGGAGATATTTTGCCGAGCTTGAAGCACTCCGCACCCGCGTCGCAGAGCTTGAAGAAGAATGCCTGCAGCTAAGCGCCCTGCAAGCGGCCGCTGACAAAGCGGCAGCGGAGTATGAGCGGGATGCGATGCGGTATTGCTTCCTGCGTAAGCATCTCCGATTTGAGTCTGAGTTTGTGACATGGGACGCTGAGACCGAAGACGACGCGGATGCTGCAATCGACGAGGCGATGAGGTCATGAACGACCTCCTAACCATTGCCGAAGTCTGCGACTATCTCCGCATGTCGCGGTCAGTCTTCAGCCGTGTCCGGTATTCACCAGGATTCCCGCAAGCGATTGTCCTGGCAGGTGGCAGGCCGAAATGGTTGCGGAGGGAAGTTGTTGAATGGACAGAATCTCAGAGGGAGTGTGTCTAGTCCAACCGCTCCGCAAGGCTAGACACATCGACACGATAGTAAGTGTTCAGCAGGATATTCAGATTCTTGTGGCCGCTGATCTTGGCTAGTTCGTGGGCTTGGAATCGTGGGGCTAGGCGGGTGAGGGCAGTTGCACGAGAGTCGTGGAAAGTTGCACCTGTGATGCCTGCCGCTTTCTTCAGTTTACGGAAATTGGCATCTAACTGTGATGGAGTGAGGTGAAACAATGGGTCAGTATCCAACTGAGAAAGTATTGAAATTGCTTTTTGCGACAAGGGAACTTCTCTCGCCTCCCCATTCTTGGACATCCGAACAAGTGCAATCTTACGTTCAAGGTGTATGTCAGACTTTTGAAGATAGCAAATCTCTCCAGCCCGCATCGCAGTCTCAAGAGCAAACAAAAATGCAGCCGCCGAAAGTTGTGATTTTGTGGCCGGATAATGTCCCTGTAGATATGATGAGACATCAAGAATTGCAGCAATCTCCGCATCAGCAAATATGCGGTGCCGGGGTTTCACTGGGTCGAGTCTTTTGACATTGGTCATCGGGTTTCGACTAATCCACGCCCATTCTGTAGCCTTGCTGAACACTGCGGACAGTAGATTCCATTCCCGCAAGACACTCCCGGCGGATACCTGTTTCCGCCGTTCATCACGCCATGCTGCGATGTGTGTTCCCTTGATAGCCTGCAATGGCATCAGGGAGAGTTTGTAGGCCGCGTGAGCCTCTTTCAGGAATGCCTTGATACGCAGACCCTCCCAGCGTTCTCCGCGCTTCTTGGGGCTTTCCTCCAATGCATAGCGGTTCATTGCCATCGCAAGTGTTTTTCCTGGGACTACTGCCCCCGTCCGGCCTGCGTTAATCTCTGCTTCCAATGCTGTAGCCCACGCAACGGCTTGCGCTTTCGTTGGGAAGCTGGCGGAACGATCTACGCCATGTTTTGATACTTCCGCCCGATACGTCGAGCCGCGTTTTCGTATGTAAGCCATTTGGCGGAATTTTGGCGGAATAGGGCCACGCAAGATAACGCAAAACAGTGCACAACGAAACACACGATACTAGGGAGAGGTGCCCTAACTACCTGATTATTCATACAGTAGTTAGGGCTATGTGGTGCCGGTGAAAGGAAACAAAACATAAGCATTCATGCTGGTTTCGGTTGACATTGGCGGAAATTTGGCGGAATATGATCCGGCCCCAGCGGGGCTAGCTCAACGGTAGAGCCCGTTGATGTACAACGGCGATATGGGTTCGATTCCCATGCCCTGTCCAATATCTGCAAAATTTATGCATGTATAGCGTGAATAGCCTATAAATCCTAATAACTAGACACGTCGAACACTTCCCCGCGCCACTCGACTTGATCCTGCCCGCAGACCTTGACCACTTCAGGCCATAGCAATTTTCCGCCTTTGAACGTCAAAACAACGAATCCTGAACGCCAGTTCGTCGGGGATTCTTCCAGATAGTTTCGGAATTGCGGGCCATGCGTATCCGCTAGGGTTCCGGTATCCACGCCGTAACGGGTGCCTTTGTAGTCATCGTATGGCGTCACTTTCAATGAGTGGAGGTGACCCGTCACCATCGAAACGCCAGCATTCACCGTGTTCAGGTGAGCGGCATGGATGCCATTCTTCCATCGATGCTTGATGACCACATCCCCATTCCACACTGCCCAGCATGGATGCCACTTCGGAAAGTGATCCTGCAGGCTGAACCCTTTCACATGTTCATACTGTGGAGAGTTTGCCGCTAACCGATTCTCGAATCTCGCATCATGGTTGCCTAGTGGCCAAATAAGCTTGGCATCGCCCGCAGCTTCTTCGATCTCGCCCAGCGCCGTAGAACACGCCATCAATTCATCTTGCACGCTGGGTGTGCTATCCCATCCAATCCGGGGAAAACGGGAGATGCTAGCCCCATCGAAGGCGTCCCCGTTGCAAACCACCGCACGAGGTTTGTATGTCTTGATGAACCGCAAGAGAGCCTTAAACGCCGTTGTCCTGATTCCCGGCCAAAAGTGGGCATCCGAGAAAACGACGATCTTTCCGTCCAATATCCCGAGGTCTAACCGCTTCGGATGATCATCGGAAATCATCGGCTTGATGACGGTCGATAGATCAATGCCCCTTGCGGCCTCAATCCTGCGGCGTCTTGACAGGACATTGCGCTCAGCGACACCTAGCACCTTTGCAACAGCTGCCGGGCTTTGATGACGCCTCCACACATCAATGAATTCGTCTTCTGTGACTTTTGCCGCTGGCATCATTTTGCTTTCAAAGTGATACGTCGCTTGATAGCGGATTTGACCAATTGATCCCGACGGCTAGTGGTGTCCGGAGACCAACACGAAACAAGAATCAACCTGTGGTCATCTTCAAAAACGACAAATCCAACCGAGGTAAACATGATTGGAGTGCTTTTCGTTATTGGATTGTTCTCCACCCACGGAGTGTTATCTAACTCACCGTGATCCTCCCATTCGATAAGAACAATGGGCGGCGTCATTTGTCAGCCTTGGTGATGCTGTCAGGAAGCATGATCTTCAAGACACCAGACACAACAGCCGCCAATGCTGCCCACTCTGCAATGCGTTCAGAGTTCATGGTGTACCCGCCGGCAAGCGTTGCAATAGCTGCCAACCCCTGAATCGTGGAAGTCTCGCCAAGGCGTGCGACAAAGTAGGCGATCAGTCTGCGGAACCTGTCTCGTATATCGCTCAATTAACACTCCACGGCGTATAGCCCTCATCCGTATGCACCAGGACACGGTTAGCCGGAATCATCGGGCGAAGGGTTGATGTGTGAATCTTTGAGTCTTCACTATCTGGATACTCAAGGATCATTTGACCTATCCCGAGATCGTCAACAACAGGCGCAATCACACTGACTATTAGGGTAGTGCTGCCAAACAATGGGGCAATCCAATCAGCCGCTGCCCCCTTCATGTGATCGCTCGAGATCATCGCGCCAGTGGTAGCCCGATTCAACTCAGGGCAACAGTAGCCTCTGGTAATGTTGATCGGCACTTCACGCCCTCGATGGACTGTCAGAAACTTCCTGATCTTTTCCAACATCCAACAGGTATGCATGGCCGATTCAAGGATGGCGCTGTTGCCCATCTTGTTGTAAATGCCGAGACGATTAGCCGTGTCTGAATGCTCAAACTCTGCCAACGTGAAATTAGGCGAGAGATTGTAGGCGTTCATTTTTTGTCTGCAATAATCTGAGAAAGCGTCGTGACAACCTGCATCGCCATCATGTGAGATTGATTGCCAAGCTCGTGAACCCTAGCCCTGTGTGCTGACAAATCCTCGCGTAGTTCGCCTATCCTAGCGTCCATGTCTGCACGCAAGAGTTTCAATTGCTCTTTCGTGGCTTCGGCATTACTTCGCATGACGCCAATGACTATGCCAAGTTGCAAGACATAGCCTGCGAGGGCAATCATGGTTTCAGTGGATAGGTTCATGATTAAGCCCTGAGGAATGTTCCTGAAATTTCAATCACAGCACCGTTTGCGCCCGGGTAGGTGTTGTTGTATGTCCTGACAATGGCTGTAGTTACGCCGTTTGCATAACTCGCAATCAACTGGCTGCCACTAACACCAGACTCTCTCCCCGTAGCCTCACCAAGTGCACCAGTTGTGAAAGGCAACGTAAACCGAAGGTCAGTTGCTCCAGTTCCATTTGTAGTGATTGGAATATTGACGAAGAACATCACTAAAGGGCCAAGCTCGATATAGCTTGCGGTGACTGTGCCAAGCGTTGTGATCGATCCTGACCCTGTTGTTACTGTTGGCGTCCAAGTCTTGGCGGTGAACCCATTAAGATATTCACGCGAAGCGGCACCAGACTTTGATATTGAAGCCGTCAATACGTTTTGAATGTAGTTATTCCCGAAAACATTCGTGTTTGGAACTCCACCCAGCGCAGTGGTTTCAATCACGCCATATTTTGTGTTTGAACCATCCCCATAAACAGTATTTCCTATTACCTGATTACCTGTTGTCCCTGTGCCATACAAAACCACACCAGCAGATGAATTACCAGAATCAGCAGAAACCCCGCCAATTCCTGGAGAAAACATCGTGTTGTTTGCCACTACGTTGTAGCCAGCACCAAAAGATACCGTTCCAGCAAGAGCTATTCCGGCCTTATAACTCCGGTTGACCGTGTTGCCTTCAATCACATTGAAGTTGCATCCCTGCGTGCTGGCGTTGATGCTGATGCCGAAGTCAGTCGAGGCCGCGCCAGTCCAATAGACCCGGTTGTTCTTCACCACGCACGAGGTCGCGTCCGTGATGTTGATGCCCTCGAACACCGTGTCATAGGTCGTATTGCCCTCAATCGTGCCGTCATTGACCATGTTGAAGTTGATCCCGAAGCCGGATGCGGAAAGCAGGCTGTAGACCTTGCAGTTCTTGATGGCGTGACCATAACCAGAGTCGCACTGGATGCCATGCACGCCAGCCGCTGGCAGGCCAGTGACCACGCAGTCAAGGATGCGAACGCTGTTGCTTCCACCCCCCGTGCTTTGGATGCCGTAGGACTTGGCCGCCAAGACCTGCACGCGCTGGATGATTGAATCGACGCAGTTCGCAAGCCAGACGCCCCAGCCGCCGCCCGCGCTGATCTTCACGTCGTGCACATTGAGCCTGGTCACTGTGTTGGCGCTGAAGCTCAACATCGTTGCATAGGTAGTCGTGTTGACGTTAATCGCCACGTTTCCGAATTCAACATCCGTGGCTGAGCCAGCAGCAGACCAGAAGGCGGTGCCGACAATCGACGAATGCGGCTGAAGGATAGTTTGCGGGCCAGCACCCAGAACCCGCGTGTTGCTTGGGATGCTGATTGCAGTCGTCAGATAGGTGCCGGGAGGAATGTAGACGTTCGCCGCCGCATTGATTGCTGATTGAATGGCTGATGTGTCGTTCGTGACACCATCCCCAACAGCGCCAAAGTCCTTGACGCTCACAACATCTCTAAGCTTGTCCTGTTCAGTCCTTGCAACCGCCCCCGTCCCTGATTGCAGGAAGCCGACAAGAGATGAGCCAGAGCTAGCTGCCAATTGAGACAGACTCGCTTTATTGGCATAGTTCTGCGCAATGAATGCCGACAACGACCGGATGTAATCATCCATCGTGTTGCTAATGGCGTCCGTACCCGCAGGGCTATTGGTGGCCGCTGTCGTGGATAGATCAGTGATGAGCGTAGGTACGGGCATGGTTAACCTAGTTGATAGCCAGAAAAGTAGGCGGAACTAATCGTTACTGTTCCCGTTGTTGTTGAGCCAACCCCAAACAATTCCACGTAATCAGACGCAGCAAGGTTCAGGATTGCGCTTGTCGTGTGTTGTGCTTGTTGGCCTGCCGGGATAGAGAAAGCGCTTATGTTGTAAATCAGCGTTCCGTTTACCCGGATGTACATGTTGCTGTTCACTGTGGTGCTTGCTGCACTCCCAAGATTTCCACCGCCGATGAACAGATATCGACCTGCCGCAGGACACACAAACCTTCCTGTGCTGGTGTTGTGTGCGTTGGTTGTGTCGTGTTGCTCCGTAAAGCAAACAATGACCTGCGAGAATGAGTTACCCGTCGCCGCCCCGTTGTAGGCATAGAAGCTAGGCTGAGCTGTCAGTGAGTGTGTAGCCCCAGTTATCGCCCCGGAAGCCGTCACAGAAGCCCCAGACAACACCCCGGCACTAGAAATATTCCCAGACGCGCCAATGGCTCCGGTTGATGTCAACAATGGAACCGTCACAGTTCCCGTAAATGTGGGACTTGCAAGATTGGCTTTAAGGGAGTTCAATTGCGCAATGAACGCCGATAGTGCGCGGATGTAGTCATCCATCGACGTTCCAACATTCTCGCTTCCTGCCGGAGAATTGCTGCTGATCGTGGTGGATAGATCAGTGATGAGGCTAGGGACGGGCATACTGACTCCAAGGGGATTCAATGGCGCTAGTGCTTGGCATCATTGCTAAACCGTTGTTCTTTCTTCTGCTTTGGGTTTGCTTCATTTACCCAATCAAGAAATTTATTAATCTGAAGATGCCTCCAGGACGCGTTAAGGACTTCTTGTTCAAGGAGCGTTAAGCAGTCCACCTGCAACACCAATCGGAAGACGCTGCATGCTTGTTCCAGCAAGTCCCGGCACATAGTCATTCAATAGCGCACGCGCAATCTTTGGATTACCTAGCGTGTAGTTCAGCAAACCACCTCCAGCAATACCTAACCCTGTTGCTGCTGGCGCAAATGCTGCCCCGCCAAGCGCAGCACCGCCTACTCCCATGTTTTGCAACATGGCGCGGGTTGATCCTCCTGTTTGCTTCACACGGTCAACAAGGAATTGATTGCCGAGTTGCGCAAGCTCAGGAAGTCCATTTGTTGCGCCTCGTGTTGCAAGGTCAGGGAAGTTCTGGCGTACAGAATTTGCCAACAGTGCAGGGGATATATCGCCAGACTGACGCCCAGCAATTCCAAGCTCAGAATTGTTCAGTGCGCCGTTTGCTGTCTTGAAGTTCTTGTATTGGTAGCGCGCCGCTGTGAGTGCATTTGCTTCATCACCCGTCACGCTGCGATTAAACGCAGAAATGATCCCTTTACGCAGAGCAAGCAAGTCGTTTTCAAGGAATCCATTTCCCTTCAAATCTTTGAATTGCGTTTGAAACTTGTTTGCAACATCACCAGGAATGAACAGGTTTCCATTGGCGTCCTGCTGAATCTTTGACTTCAAATCCGTCAAGTGCATGGATAGACGCCTTGCCTCAGAAGAGGGAAGTGTATGCACTTCGTTTTCTAGGCCAACAATCGTCTTGAATAGGTCTTGGTCAACGTTGACGTTATTGTTGTTCCATAATGCATCGAGCTTGTCCGTTATTTTGCCTTTTGCTGCCTGCATAACATCAGGTGTCAATGCAGAAGCATCCGCACCAAACTCTCGTCCTACAGCACGATTGAAGCCCTGTTGCTTTGCCGAGTCTTGTGCCGCCGATATGCCACCAATAAACGGCATGTCAGAAAACATCGAACGGGCCGACTTAACGAAATTTCCTGCTGTGTCTACCGCCCCGAGTGGTATGCCAAGATCAATAGCGCGCTTTGCTTTATCTGCTATCGCTTGAGATACGGGAGAAAGTACCGCACGACCTCCAGCAACAGCCGCAGGAAGAGTGCCGCCTGCAATAGCCCCTACTCCGGCATTCATGGCGCGACTGTCACCCGTTCCAACAGGATCAAGCGCCCCGCTAGCTGCTCCGGTTGCAATGCCTTCAATGATTGGGCCAGCAACAGCGCCAGCACCTTTCGCCCATCCGTACGGTACGGCAAACATTGGCGCAGTTTGTCCTAATCCTTGAACAACCTTCCCGAATGTGTCAGAAGTCAATGGCGCATCAGTTGCCCGCTTTTCATCAACAGCGAGACGTGTCCTAATGTCGGGAGTTGATCCCGTCACAAGGTCAGAAAGTGACTGAGGCTTGTTCGAAGCTGTCAGCCCTTTAACACCTTCTGCAAAGTTGGTAAGCCCAGAGCCAAACGTTGCCAACTTCTTTGCAATGCCTGCGTTCCAATCACCAACATCAGCACCAAGCGCATTCAATCCACTCGATATGCCGAAGTCAAAAGGAATTGGTGTGTCAATGCGCCCCATTGGTGTAGCGAACGAATACCGGCTTGCAGAAAAGTCCATTTGCCGACTGGTATCTCTTCCGGCATCAGGCTTTGGCGGCTCAGACAATCCGTTCTTTGCTTTGTCGAAAGCAACGTCATATTCAGGCGATCCTCCACCGCCTGTAGCTGCCTGCCATGCCTTGTCGTAATCGCTCATGGCTTCATTGCCTTCCACGCCTTCATGGATGGCATGTCAAAGATGCTAGGCGTACGTGCCTGCCATTCACGGTCAACTTCTGTCAGATCACCGCTTGACTTTGCAATGGGTTGTGCATGGGTGTAGAAATTGGCGCGCAACTTGTCGCGTTCCGCTTGAGCTTGTGCAAGATCAAGGATGAAAGCATTAGCCTTAGGCGTATTGGATAGGCTTGCATAAGTCTTTGACGCTCTACCGGCATCTCCCTCGGTCTGTGGGCCCGCTGCATCATTCAAGGTTGACCATAAACGTTCCATCGCAACCTTTTGGAATATCTGAGCGTCTGCTGCGTAGTCTTTCACCTTGTCAGACGCAAGACCAAGACCTGACAACACATTCGCCATCGATGCTTTGGTTTGATCACCCCATCCACCTAGGCCCTTGGACAAAGCAGCGCGTGCAATGTTGGCTTGCTCAATACGACCTTGCGCAGACTCTCCAGCCGCCCTAATGGGTTTGAATGTCCCTTGAATCCATTCGTCATTTATTCCTTTTGTAGAATCCTCTATTGCCTTCACCTTGTTTGGCTGAACAGCAACACCAGGAAGACCATCGGATGCTTGTGTAACAGGGGCAGATCGATTCTTCATGCTTGCTATTTCACGATCCAATGATGCAACCTCATTGGTATCACCGCGAAGCAAGGCATTCCCGCGCTCCTGCAACATCACACGGATTGCATCATCGTCCCGAGCAGATTGGATTACCGGAGGTATTCTGTTAGGCGTTGGAGAGCTACCAACAGACAAAGAATCGCTTGCCTGTGCTGGCGTCATCATTCGGCCATTGATCGTCACAGGTGAACCAAAGTTTGCCTTTGCGCGCTCTGTGATTCCTTGTTGTGTTCCAAACACATCATTACTTCCGCCAACTGGTACAACCCTATATCCGCTCGGGTCAGTTGGGTCTTTGACTGTGATTGTCGAGAAACCTTGTTGATTAGTTTGCGGAAGTGCTGTTCCGCTTGGCGTATCCGTAAAGTCTACGATTGTTCCGTTGACGTTCTGTTTGTTTGGCCTCGTGCGCTGGAACATTTCATTAGCGATGCCCTTGCCATCATTGAACGCAAGGTCAGACGCAACAGCATCCGCAGGAAGGCCAGCAAACATGCCACCAGACGAACCAGGAGCCCCGCCATTTGGAACAGAGCTATTCACTCCACCATTGAACGCAAGAGATACATTTGAGGGCCCGCCGCCTAACGATTGTTCAATCATGGCGTTAATGCGGCGCATACGATCTGCTTGCAGTCCATGCAATGCGCCCTCTGCTTGCAAGTTCTGCAACTGTGCGTCCTGCAATTGCTTCGCCATCTGTACTTGTTTTGCCTGATTGAATGCCGCAAGTCCTTTTTCGCCCCCTTGGGCTAGTGAACTCGCAAAGTTTCCACGGGAGCCAAGCAAACCAAGTCCAAGCTGCAGGATGCCTTCATCTTCCGGGGTCATGCTGTTTAGGAGTCCCATCAATTACCCCCCAAGAGTCCGCCCAATTTCGCCCCGGTGATAGCGCCACCTAATCCTGCAGCCCACGGGTTCTGACTCGCACTCGTTGACTGCTGAGTCCCTGTAATCGCACCCAAGGCATTACCGAACATCTGCTGTTGGTAATACGGCCATTGCTGCTTCTGTGTGCCTGCCGCAAGCTGCTGCTGCGTGCCGTAATACTGATTGGCGTTCAGTGACGGGGTTTGCCCCATTGTGCTTAGTTGGTTGCTGCGCTCGTTGGCGTAGTTCCCGCCGTACAGTGAGTTAAGCGAGTTACCAAGGCTGTCTGCAAACTGCTGATTGTTGGCTGCTTGCGTTTCCTTCATTGCAGAGCCACCAAAAGCCCCTGCATTCTGAAACTGTCCCATCGTCTGCGCGCCCGTACCCCGTGCATAGGCGTCAGACATGTTCTTTGTCATGTAATCCGCAGTCTTTTGCAGATACGGATTCGTTTCAGGGTTCAGATACTTGCCATTCATGGTATCGGTCGCAAGCGATGTTGCTGCGCCGTTGATACCACCCTGATTGTTGGCAAGCGAATTGATGCGATCAAACGCTTGATTCTGTGTGTCATTAAACCCCGTATTGCTCGCAAGGTTCTGCGCAGACTCCAGATAATTCCTGTAATACGGCGTTGCCCATGAGGGGATATTGCTTTGTGTTTGGGTTGCAGCATTACCAGAACCCAATGCGCCAGCCAATCCACCAGCTAATGCGCCAACAGTGGAGCCGTTGCCTTTGAGCATGCTACCAAGTGCGCCCAAGGTATTACCTGTTCCACCATAGCCTTGCAATTGCTGAAGCCATGAAGGGCCATCTGCGCTCAGGTATTGGCTGTAATCAGCCCCGCCATTTGCGCCAGTCTGCGGATTCGGTGCGGCACCTGTTACGTTCGGATCAAGTCCGAACATCGACGAATAATCGACGCCTTGCGAAGGGTCGTAAGTTGGAGCCGTCTGCGAATTGAACGGATCAACATAGCTACTGTAATCGGTAGTAGTACCGGACGATGAGCCGTCGTCATACCAGTTACCGCTTGCGTCCTGAACCCATGCCATATTAGCCCCGCCCTGTTGGATTGCCGAACATCATCGGCCTTTGAACAGTACGCACAGGCCCTAATGGGGTACCGCGCTGCTGTGTAAGATTGTAGAGAGAATTAATGCCATTTAGTGCACTTGCCGCTTGCCCGTATCCGCCCAATCCAAGACCGCCGCTAACTGCTCCCATAACGTTTCCATGTTGCAGATTGTTAGCGATCCCAAGACCTTTAGACGCATTTCCAAACATCGATCCAAAATCTGAGTTTCCCGACATGTTGGAAGCAGCACCAGCGGCACCCGCCAACCCACCAAGCCCCGCCAACAGGTTGCCGTTTTGCAGGTTCTTCACACCGCCATAAGCCTGCCCTGCAGTACTGACACCATTGGCAAGATTGGCAAACATGGAACCTTGCCCGGCAAGTTGCCCCATACCTGGAAGCGCGGACATTGCCAACCCTTTCAGATCGCCGTGCATACCCGCATTCATGGCGTTCATCGCCAGTGCAAACGGCTGCATTCCGGGAACGAACATCGATGCAATGGAGGCAATTGGCGCAAGCTTCTGGCCAAGCGGGGAATTCATCAAAGCCCCCGCCGGAGTAGCGGAAAGTATTTTGCTCAGTGTCCCGCCAAATCCGCCCGTCCCGGTGTCCCAATGCGCATTAGCTTGAGCCTGCGGAACCCATGAATCCCCTTGCTTGACGTAAGTCGTATCGAGACGGTTGGTTTTGTCTGTCTTGACGCCAAGACGAAAGGTGCCATCCGGGTTCATCGATGTCTGATAGTTATCCCCGTGCGCGCCCATGTTGGCCGCTGAGAACTGACCATAGTTATCACCGCCAACAAACTTGCCGTTTACGATGTCAGACGCTTGGATACGTGGGAGATAGCCGACATTCTTCGCCCCGGTATCGGTGTATTTCCATTGGTCTGCGTACGGGTTGTAATTCGTATTCACCTGAGGAACGGCTGCAGGCTGTCGATTGATCAACGCATTTTGATTCCCGTTCAAAAACAGGCCTTGATAATCGGTTGGCATCATGATCAGCGCACCATCTGATGACCAAGAAGCGATTGCGGCCGGAACCCCATCGGACGCGGCATCATCTGCTGAGGTTGACCGCCATACTGACCCGGCAATGGCTGCGCAGGATTTGCCGTGTTAGGCATCTGTGCATAACCACCTACCATCTGGTAAGGGTTCAGCGGTTGTCCGGTCTTGCCTGAAACGTTGCCAAACATCGGGCCGTAACTTGGTGGCATCATTTTAATTCCCCGTGAGTGAGCGGCATTGCAGCCAAGTACCAGGAGTACCGCTAGCAACGCATATGAAGTCCGTAATGACATATTTGCTTCCCGCAGTGCCTAACTCAGTAGGTGAACCGTTGCGAAGTTTGTCGCCTTGTTTGTATGTCCCTGTCGTAGGGACGGCGGTAACGCTGTTGTGTATTACCCCAATCTGACCCTCAGCTACCCCATTAAGTTGATTTCCAACATCACGGAGAAACTGGTAAAGGCTGATCGACAATTGCCGGTCATAGTTGGATTCAGGTTCAACAGGTAAACGGGGCTCGTTCAATCTCATCGCACACCTGCCGGGTTGATCTTCATATCAAAGCCAATGGCCTTGGTGTTACCCGTGTGCGTGCAGGTGAACCTGTGCCACCTGCCAGACTGACGAATATCAAACTTCCCAGATGCCCGGTTAATCGTCTGTGTGACCGAATAACTATCGTCTTCGTTCATCTTTGCGGAGCATTCAATGCTCGCCGTAGCCGGAGGTGTGATGTATTGCGTGCGGAACAGAGTCGCCTGTGTGACTGCATCCATGTCGCCAAGGTCGCCAGTTGTATAGCTCGACGTTGCTGCAACCCCTGTCAGGGTCACCAGTTGCGCAGTGTTGTCATAGACCGCCATCGCCCTTGATCCGCTTGACCAGAACGGCGAGTCGTACGCAATTGCTGGGAGTGAATCCCATGTGGAATAGAGGCCGCCGATGCCGTCATACGTGACCGCAGGCTGAACATAGTTCAATGCTGCCTGAATCGTCCTGCTAGCTTTGCCCCATTTGTTAGCGCCCTTGTGCCATACAAGGCAGGCGTTAGGCGTTCCATCTGAGGAGGATTGATCCGGGTAGTACACGTACACACGATCCCGTTGCCTGTCGTAATTGACGATCACGCGGTAACGGTAAATCTGGTTCAGGTCAGACTGCCAAAACTGCTTCACTGATCCGACAGAAATATCCTGAGGGCGAGAACCATCAAAAATGTACAGACCGTCGCGATGCGCAAAAAATACATAATTTCCCAGATTGGCACATGCCTCCGGGCCAACGCAGCCAATGTCAGTAGATATCTCATCCCATGCCCATATGAGATTGCCACCTTGATACGATCCAAGGTAAACAGCGGAATCCTTGAACGCAACGCAGTACTTACCGAGTCTCGCCCCCGCAGTAATAGCACCCTCAGTGCCAAACAAACGACCATTGGCGCACTGTGTCGCAATGGATGGCGTCCAAATGGTGTAATCGTTCAACCCTGAGCAGAACCAACCATCTGAAACCTGCGTGCCGTTGTTGTAGTTCAACGCCATCACAAAGCCGTTAACGACAACTATTGTCTTCGCTTTCGGTGCGCCGGCAATATCTGCAAAGGCACCTGAGGCGTTACTAAACTGCATCGTATCCGTGTAATTCGTGGCAAGTGACACATTGCCGAATTGCCCGAATATCCAACGGTTATCCGTCGCACCCGTGTAGTTGCCTGCACGGGATACGTCCGTATTACTTCCGGATGAAACCTCGTAAAGCTTTGTCTGCGTTCCCGCAAACAGCCTGCGGGTGCTATCGAGCAACGTCATCACCGCAGCCCCACGACATGAAGCTGCTAGCGGAGAGACTCCAGAAGCATTGGTAGGGCTAGGTGCTGCCTCGTATCCGTTTTCGTACGGAATCCACTGCACGCAGTCCTTTATCAGTCCTGGCGTTGTAGGGTCAGCATCCGGCAGATAACCAGCAAATGGAATCATGCTGTTTGCGCATCCACTTTGATCGTGAGAGGCCCAGACCTTGCAAGCTCGCTATCCTGCTGCAGCAATGTCTCTTTACCCTTCGCGTACTTGGCTTCCCACAACGGCACCCTAGGATCGTTGCCAAGGTACGCAGCAGCCTCCAGAAGCGCCCCAAACAGGTAAAGGTTAGGTGTGTTAGCCAACACCCAATTGGAGGCATTGGAGACGCTTAACGCCGGAATCTCGCCAACGTAATGCAATGAGTACGTATAGGTCTGATTCGGGATTGGATAAACAACGTAGTTATCCGCGATCACCGAGTAGTAGCGCGGCTTGTCCTGACCCGTCCCGAAGTTGCCGGCATCCTCTGGGGCAATGTACGAAAGCGAATTGTTGTTCGTGCCATCGCTCAGTACGATGTTCATCAGGTTCAACAGGTCGGCAGGAATTGCAATGGACGTTGTGACGCTATCAACCGTTCCCGTCACTGTTTTTTGCAATGCCGTCAATTCATTCAAGTCGCGGTTCATCTGCGCTTCGGCTAGCGTGATGAAATCCGGGATTACCGCCGTCAAGTCACTACGATTCAACCAATCCGCAATGCTTGTCTTCAGGTTTGTATAGGTATCGAGTGCCATTACAGCCTGCCTTCCCAAACTCTGAACGCAGACAACGCAGGATCATTCAGCATCCGCTTTGCGTGGATTTCATCTTGGCAAAACTCGCGGAACGTGATTCCGTTGGTTGCTAGGTACTGTTCCACCACAACACCAGGAAGCGTTGCGGCCAATTTCATGTCTCTTGATCCGACTTCGCCAGACTGACGCAAAGCCGCTGCATGATTCACAATAGGCTCAACATCCTGAACACGATTCACAATCAGGTTGCCGCCCAAATCATCAAGAATGGCCTTGGTCTGAATCATAGATTTGACAATGGAGAGATTTGAACAACACCAGCCGCCGCCTGCTGAATAGCAGCAACGAACGTGCATCCATTCGTGCAGAGAATTACCGCGTCTGCGGGCTGCACAAGAATGTCGCCAACAGCAGCCGTCACACCAGCCACACCCAGCTTGATGTAAGACGGGTTAATAGCAGCGATGCGGATATAACGAGGTACGTTACCCGATGAGTCCAACGGAATCGCCACGTTGGCCGATGCTGCGCCCGTGGTAATCGTTGCCCCAGTGGTGAAAATTGCGATTGCGTCTTCCATGTCTTCCCCTTGAAAACCGAGGCCCGAAGGCCCCGGCTTAGTTCAACTGATTAGAGCAAGTCACGGCATGCGCCGCTGGCTTTCTCTTGGCGTGCTTCAAGGGTGTACTCAGTCACCAGAGCCTTACCCACGCCATCAAACGTGGAGGGAAGATCAACCATCGATGCAGGCGAGAGTTCAGCAAGTGCCCAGTAATCCATGTCCAACACGAACGCAGTACGCGCACGGCTGAAGCGATCCGGGGCAACTTTCAACGTGCCGTAATCGCTCACATAGATATTGATGGACGCATTCAGCTTGCCGTCTTCGGCTTCCTTGAAACGAGTCGAGTTACCCGTGAACGTCGAAAATGTTTGCTTCTGCGACGGGCCTACCAGAATCAGCTCAGGATTACCGCCCTGCGTGTAAATCTGCTGCAGCACGTTCTTGAGAATGGTTTCAGTAAACGCACGCTGGGTGCCATCCGTTGCAGCCGTACCCGGAGTTGCTGTGTACACCGGAGCCGCACCCGTTGCGCCGTAGTCAGCATTGGTCGCAATCCAACCCTCAAGGCCGCGCAACTGGCGAGCAACCGAAGTCGTGCCAGCGTTGGCCGTCGAGTTTTGCGTCAGTGCAAACTCTTGGTCGCGCTTGATTTCCTTCGCCACGTTCGCCATTTGATAGGCGAGCATGTTCTTCATGCCGTACGGGTTCGACGCTTGTTGCGTGCGCGAAACCGAAACGACCTTGTAGCTGATCTGCGTACGGTTGTTCAGACGAACCGGGGTAGGACGGGTTTGCGACGTGAACACATCCCCTTCAAGCTGGGCATTGTTAGCCGCAGAGTTCAGGGTGTCCGTCAAGAATTCGTGCATCGTGTTCGTTGCTTTGGTCTTCTTCAGAGCCGAAAGAAACGGGGTGTCAGTCGGGGCAATGTTGGCAATCACATCGCTAACATCTTCCATGTTCACCAGGCTGTTATAGCTGAAGGTGTTCTGGGCATTGGTTTGCATCGTCATGATTCAATTCCTTTAAAGCATTTTTTCGAAAATAGACGCCGCGTCTGCAGTGCTTCCACTGCGCCGTAACGCCTGCATTTGTTTGGTTCTGCCATCTGTTGACGCTGGAGTAGCACCTGACCGCATGACCTTCTGAGGCGGCAGTTTTTCTACCCTCTCTGTCGTTTTTGCTGCCTTCGACATGAGTGCGTCGTAAAGCATGGCTTTGCGGCTAATGAGTACATCCTTAGCCCGTGTAAAGTTTACAAGCTCATCGTCGCCATATCCTTGTTTCTTCAGGTAGGCAGACAAGGCTTGTCGTTCGGCTTGACCCTTTACGGGGTCTTTCCAGTCTGGGAGAGCTTGGTGCAAGGCGTCCGCTTGTTCAGCGAGAAATGCCTGCATGTTCTTCTGATCTTCAATCTGGGCCTGATAACTCAGGTTTTGCTGTTGCGCCTGGATGGCGTTCAACTGCGCGTGTTTCTGCTCCCATACCTGTTTGATACGCAGGTATTGCACCGGGTCAGACTGCAACAGAGCATCCCAATTGGGTTGTTCTGCCAACTGCCCCCTAAGCACAAGTTCTGCCTGCTGCAGCTTTTGTGCTGTTTCAGCACGTTCCGCTTGCGCCTTCTGGATTTCCGCTGATGCTGTCTTGCGAATCTCCGCAGCCTGCTCAAATTTCTCGTTAGCGGCTGTTTCCTTCTGATAGGTCGCCAGCAACTCCGGGAGAGATACCTCAATCTCTTTGCCGTTTACCTTGACCTTGTAGCGTTCTGCTTCTGGTTCATCTCCCTCCGCAGGTTCTTCCTCAGGTTCCGGGTTAGCTTCGGCTTTCGCCTCTACATCCGGTTTTCCTTCAGTTTCTTCCTTGGGTTGAGGATCAAGCAGATTCTCAAACGCAGAGACAATCTCTGCCTCGCCTTCCGTCGCGCCGAAATCGGTAGCAACATCACTCATGCATTACTCCAAACGAGTACTACAGGTTGAACGACTCACCTGTGTTCAATCGGTATCCAATGGAGCCGACTTCCACGGGTGCATCGCTATAAATCCCGTTCCACGTTTGTTCTGTTTTTGCATCCGGGTGAAAGACTCGTGTAATGGTCTTCCTTCCCCTCAATTCACCTTCCACCACCCGTAGGTGCATGGCTAATACTCCGATATCCATTCCCTCAGCTTCTGCACTCTCGACCGCCTCGCTTCCAGTTGTAATGACGCTAAACGACCCGTCAACATCACTTCCGAAAGATGCCCCTTCAATTGCTCCATTGCTTTGAGCATCAGGTGGCATTTTTCGCGGCCTTCCTGGTTTTCGTTTGTCTTCCATTCACTGATAACCTTTGCCTCGATTGCCTCAAACGCTTCGCGCATGAGTTCATGCTCTAACAATTCCCTTGCCTGCTGCCCTCGTGTCATCTCTTTGCTTAGCTGCGCTTCGTTTGCTATAGCGCCATCAGAACTAGCCATTCGATCTCGCTTTCGTCCTCATCGTCTGCAAGCTTCTGCTGCTGCTCAAGCTCTTCAATCCTTCGGGTAACGCTATCAATGAAGTCCTGTTGCGCCGTGATCCATGCCGAAACCTTGGCTTGATCGCTCTCTATGAGCTTCTGGACTTCATCAACTGAAGGCTTGACGGTTACAGGCTTACCTGCCGTCTTTACAGGCTTCTTAATACTCTCTTTTGCTTGCTTATCGTGTGCCCGTTTTGCACGCTCTAATAGCAGTTCTGCAGCATCTTCAAAGGTGCCGAAATACTCACGAGTTCCGATGATGAAACGCTGTTTACGTCGCTGGCCTGCGCCTTGTGTGACTGGCGTATCTACGACCGCCGTCAAGACGCCAACAGCAGAGGTTGCCTCCACACCAACAAGGGCGACGGTTGCGTTTCCCGCAGACGGAGTAAGGGTGCCGACATCGGATTGCGACTGAACGCCTGCAAGTGCTGCTGCAAGTGCCGCTGTCAGCACACCAACCGCAGACGTTGCCTGCTGTCCGCTAATGGTTGTAGCTACAAATGGCGTCAGTGTTCCCGCGCTTGCTGTAGCTGAAACTCCACTAAATGCGGCAGAAATGCTCGGAACAAATATGCCAACGTCCGAGGTTCCAAATTGCCCCGTCAGGTTTCCTGTGTTGCCTTGGTTGGCGGTCAGTGTTCCAACGGCTGAAGTTGACCCGACGCCAACGATTCCAGTCGTGATGATTGGAGTCAATACACCAACATCAGACGTTGCAGATACGCCTGTAAGGCTTGCTGTAGCCCCTTGGTTAGGCGATAACGTGCCGACTGATGCGGTACTGCCTACACCACTAAACGCGACTGTTATGGAGGGCGTTAGCGTTCCAACCGCAGATGTCCCCGCTTGCCCGGTTAGCAGGCTAGCTAACGTCGCTGTCAGTGTGCCAACTGCAGACGTTGCTGATTGACCAACCAACGCAACCGAGATATTCGGAGCAAACGCGCCAACGGCAGAGGTTGCCGAAACACCTGCAAATGTAGTGGCAATGCTGGGCGTCAGTGTTCCGACTGCCGATGTTGCTGACACACCTGTGAGTGCTGCGGTCGCCCCTTGGCTAGGCGTCAGGGTGCCAACTGCGGACGTTGTTGCTTGTCCTGTGAGCGCAGTAGTGATTGTTGGCGTTAATGTGCCAACCGCTGATGTTGTGGATTGCCCGGTAAGTGCTGCAGTGTTGCCACCACCACCCGCAAGCAAACGGCCAACAGCCACCATGCCTGCAAGCGGCCATCCATCCGAATTACCGCTTGGGCCGCTGTTGTCGATGAACGTGGCAAGCGTGGCGTTTTGCGTGTCGCCAGCGGTAAGCGTTCCCCATGCTGCAGACTGCGTGCCTGTGCTGCTTGTGACCTTGTAATCCGCCCGGATGGTGCCGTTTGGCGTTACCTGGTTGCCGAGGTTGGTGTAACCCGTGGTGGCTGGCGACGTTCCGCCATTGTTCGTTGTAAACGCTGCCAACGTTGCGACAACAAGCTCTACCGCATTCGTGGTTGCGGCAGATGGCCCAATGCTCGGAGTCGAGGTAAAGGCACTCGTTGTCCCGAGTGTCACGCTCCCCGCAAGCAGTCCCGTGAATTCCGACAGAACGCCGACTACCGTGTCACCCGCAGTCGTTGGCGTAACAGTGATCGTCTGCGATCCGCTTGTCGGGTTGAAACAACGCCAAATTTGCGAGCGCGAGGTGAAGGCGTTTGCCGTCGCCAGGACAACACTTGCCCACGTTCCACCACCGCCCGTGACGCTTACGGTCATCGGGGATGTTCCCGACGAATCGTAGACGTTCAGGCACAGCACAAGGCTGCTGCCCGATGCTAGTGTCTTGGTGAAAGTTACTGCGCCGCTTGCTGCGCTGTTAACTACCGGGGTGCCAACGAGTGTAATCGCCATGAGGCGTCACCCCGCTAGATGTAGGCTAGGACAGACTTGATCTGTGCAGCCGTGACCGCTGTTGCATCCGCGTCCGTTCCAAGGTTGGTAATCGCTAATGCGATGCCCGTGGCAAATCGAGCACCAGATGTGCCAAATGTGACGTTGATGGAACCGTTTGCAGGAACAGAGAATGTGAGCGTCGGAACACTCGTTCCTACCGTAGGTGCGGTCGCCAAGTTGTACAGCTTGATGAATGCCGCAGTTCCCGCGGTGTTGTTAGCCGTCAAGCTATACACCGTTCCCGCCGTTGCCTTCACGCTCGTGGCATTCGTGGTGGCGGCGCTGCTGATAATTGAAGTCGATGGCGTTGGCAGTGTTATAGGACTGTTCGGAGATAGCGAAACCACCGCCGCCGGGTCAGTCGCTGCCGCTGCCGTACTCGCCGCTTTTACCGCCGCGTTGTTCGTTCCGTCGCCAATCTTCACGGCGCTGTTCGCGCCTGCCATTGATACCACCAGCGCCGTGTCAGTCGTTGCGGCCGCAGTCGAAGCCGCCTTCACGGTTGCCGATACTGCACCAATCGAAAGCGCGCAATAGACCTCGCCCCTTGCCGTTGTCTGCAGGTCTGTCTGTTGGCCAGTGGTGTATGTCGGCAACGCTGTCGTAAACGTTCCGCCAATGCGCGTCGGGTTGCCAAGGATCGCTGTCGCTGCAGCCGCAGGCCCTTGGGTAATTGCAGCTACAGAGGGCGAGCCTTCTTCCATGTTCTGAAGAATGCTGATCGCTGCCGAACCTGACGTGAATGCTGTACTGATGACCTTAAAGAAGTTTGCGCCACCAATATCGACATCCCATGCACGCGTCTGGTTAGCCGTTAGAACGCCTGTGGTTGTTTCATAAACACCAGTATCCGACCTTACCGCGTTCACTGGCCAGTAGGTTGTGCCGTCATTGGAAGCCCAGAAGCCGAAATTGACGCCCGCATAGGTGCCCGACACCTGAACAGTCACACTGACATATGACCCCATCGTCACCGGGCCGACAGTCGTTGCTGCTGTGGTGATTGCGCCAGTCGTGTTGACTGCAGCGCCTGAGATCACCTGAACCGGCAATGGCGAGGCCACGGAAGTCTGGTTCACCGCTCCAGCAGCACCCCAGGCAGACTTAGCTAGGGGATATTCAACCGCCGTGATCGTGTCGGATGCGAAGGTTGATCCTCCAGAACCAGGATTAACAATGAAATTGGCCATTTACAATCCAGACGGCGTAAGGAAGATCGTTAGCCATACATAGATAGCCGCCGCAATCACAACCCACAGGAAGAATCGCGTAAGCCGTTCCATGTCAGGCAATCCGGAGCATGGAAGTCGCAGCACCAATCGCAGGACGCGTCAGGGTCAATGTCCCGTTGAACGTCTGTGCAGCAAACGTGTACACGGCAATGTTGCGGTTGCCCTGCGTGCTGTTGTAGAGCATCACGCAATCCGTCGGGCCAATGGACGCCGTTGAGGTAAACACAATGTCCGCCGACGCATCCCAGACACCTGTGGTCGTCTGCAGGTTAGGCGCAGTGGCATTCGTGACCGTCACACCGCCTGCCGTGTAGCCAGTACCCGACACCTCACCCGTTACCGTGTAGACCGTGTTGCTAGGGCCTGTGGTGGCTGAGCTGAGATACAGAGCCGCCTTCACAACATCGTTTGTCGGAGCGGTCAGGCTCGTGCGGGAAACAAGAGTAGGCGCACCCAACTGGTGATAGCCCATCATGCACTCGAATTTGAAACTATTTGCAACGCCGCTAGAGTTCGCCATGTTCTACTCCTTAGAAACCAATAGCGCCAAGCGACGCCGAACCCATCTTCAATTTGACGTGCACATCCCTGCGGATTTGCTCATCGCCGTAGTAAAACTCCCGCCATTCAACGAGTGCGTTGTCATCTTCTTCTGACCCCACCTCAATACGAATGACTTCATCCTCGAATTCCCTGCCGTCTGCTGCGTAGATCATTGCACCCTCGCGCCTAATGCTTTCCCAGTATTGGGATCGCGTACGAATTGAATATCCTTGGGCTTGCTGTGAAGTTCTTGCAAGGCTTTGATACCATCTGCCAACCCTGCCAATGCAGTAGCAACGTGGTTGCCGCTCTCGTTATTGTTGGCCTGTTGCATGGTGCTGTTAGACGCAGACTGCAATGTGGCCTGCTGCATCTTGTCCAGCATCATGATTTGGCTGCGCAAGTTTTCATTCTCTGCACGCTGCTGATTGGCTTGAGCGTTCAGGATTTGCGATTGCTCATCGATAGAAGCTTTCATCTGCGCGACAACTTCCTGCGTCTTGCTGTTGAGTTCCGCGATGTACAGCTTCAATTGGTTATCCTGCTGCGCCTGTGTTGCCTGCGCCTGCAAGGTCATCTGCGTTTTAGCCATGTCCGCTTGTATCTCTTGCGTGCGCACCTGCAATTCCTGCCCTTTGATCGCAATCATTGGGTCAGGTGGAGGAGGTTGCTGCGGCTGAATCTTGTCGGGTGATGTGAAGAACTTGTCAGGCGACTTAATCCCGAGATTCTTCACAAGCTCTTCGCCGTAGTTGTACAGATTCTCAGGCTGAACAATGCCCGCCATTGCGGCAGGGCCTGCCATGAAGTTTTGCAGCGCCATCAAGTGGCTAACAATGGCATCTTTGTTTCCTGTGCCAAGCCCGACATTGATGATCAGGTCGAACTTGTTTCGCCATTCACGCGGGTCTGCAATCTTCCAATTGCCCGCAACCTTCATCTGTGCTGGCTTGTCCTGATACTGGCAAACAAGTTTCAGGATCATGCTGAACAGGTCAGTAACGCCTGTTTCAGCAAAGATGCGGGCCACCAGTTCAACCCGTTCGCTTTCAGCCTCTTGGACAGCGTTAACGCCTGTTGCTGTCGTGCTGAGCGCATTGGTGTCAGTCGATTGACCGTGGCGTTTATAGCCGCTGCGAGCCTCTTTGACGGTTTCCATGTACTCAAGCAGACTCATGACGCCTTGTGAATCGCCCAACCCTTGTTGCATTGGGCCAACCGCGTTAGGTGTCTTGACCCGCACAACGCCACCAGGACGCGATGTCATCAGGTCATCAAGGTTCACTTGACCTTCAACCGCCCAATTACGCCCGTTGGCTTGGATGTATTGATTGTCGAGTGCAGCCCGCAGCAGTGAAGTCTTCACCCGTTGCGTTTCCATCGTCACATCAGCGATAGACAGCCCGAAGAAGCGATGTGGTAGTGGAATCGGGCAGATGGTGACAAACGGAGGTCCGTCGCACTCTTCAACATCGATCAACTGATGACCAGCACGCAGTACCTTAAGCCATTCAGCTACGCCGTCGCCATTCCTATCGGCCTGCAGATAGCACTCTGTCACCCAGATATGACGCATGGCCGGAGTCGTTGCCCCGCTTTCATACGCAGACGCATAACCGCCGTACTCATCGTCAGACGACACACGTTCGATTCGTTCCGCAGACAATGCGCTGATCTGATCATCGTCTGTCAGATCGTCGCCAACGTCATAGCCCATTTGACGCAGGTCAGACAAAGTAAGCTGCCGCTGATGCGCAACGAATGGCGTCTCTTTCGCCGTCTTGCCCTGACGGCTAAACAGGAATTCTTCAGGCGGGACGTTTTCAATGCGTACACGTCCGCACTTCTTGCTTCGCTTGCATGTGATGTTGTGCAACGGCGGTACAGGTGTTGACTGAACCTGCTGCAATTGCTGCATCAACCCTTGCGTTTGCTGCTGCATCTGCTGTCCAACCGTCTGCATCTGCTCCGGAGGCATCTGTTGCGCCTGGGCCTGCATCTGCTGCAACTGTTCCGTTAGTTGCTGGACAACCTGCTGCTTCTGTTCTTCGGCATCCTCATCCGGGACTGCCGTATGCTCGATGATCTCGACTTCCTCATCGTCCGCAATGGTGGCGAGTTCAACATCACTCAAGCCGTTATAGACCTCTCGGGCAACTTCTACCTTGTCATCCCAATAGACCTTGAGAATACCAACCTTTGACAGCAGCGCATCCTTGAACCATGTGTACAGCGTCTGAAATCCCGTGTTCTGCCGATAGAACACGTAATTGCAGTAGTCCGTCGCATTCTCTGCAGCTTCTTCATCGCCTTCAGACTGAGGCTGAAACTCCACCACATTGTCGCCTGCGGTGAATATCTTCAGCAGTTCAGGAAGCATCCCCTCAATGGTGTCCGCAACATCATGCGACACAACCTGCGAACGCCCTTCAATGTCCGGTGGAGCTAGATCGCCAACCGCGACGCCCATGTAATACTGCAAAGCCTTGCGCCTTGCTTCGGACAATTTGCCAGTGCGGTAGCCAAATGCGTTGCGAATCTCTCTGTCAGTGATAACGAGCAATTCATCGTCGCTAATTGGTTCCGGCTTCATGCGTGGCCTTGGAGTAAATGACCTTGTGCTTAGATTCAACGGAATCCGCAGTCATGTCCTAAGGCTAGCAATTTATTGCGGGTTATCGTGTGCCCGTTTCTGTAGTCAGTGAATCGCTTATTGCCCTTTGCTTTATTGCAGCGCCCGCAAAGTATTTGCAGATTTTCAGGATCAAGCGCCAACTCCGGGAATAATTTACGCGGCTTTATGTGGTCAACATTCAAATTTTTTGGCTTCGGATGGATTCCGCAGCACATGCATTGCGTTCCATACCTATTGACAGTTTCATCCCGTAATTTCCGCCATTCAGGGGAAAAGAGGAAACCGTCTGAACTTCTGCGAATTGACTCAGCAATTTCATTGTCAGACATTGAAAGCAGTTTGACCACATATCCCGCTTTCCTCTGTCTTGCTATCAGTTGCTTTACTTGTTTGCTAGCCATTGTCTTTCCTACTGCTTCCTAGATTCTTCCGGTTCGTTGGCATAGCATCCCCAAGCTCTGAATGAACAAAGCCCGTGAATGCCTGCTTCCTGAGTTCCCCTCGGACGCATACATATAGGAAAGACTTTCCGCCGATTTGATATCTCGACCCCGCACGCGCTCTATCCACTATCACCCACGCTTGGCCCTTGTGCATCGTCCTTGGCCCATTCCAATACGCAGCGTCGGCGGTTATCCCTCCCTGCCTGCATATCGCTTGACCAAAGAAAAAGCCCTTTAGTCAAGGTTCCCGAGCGTGGCGGCTGTTGGGATTTCTCCCATGGGAACCCTGACTAAAGGGCTATGTTTAGCTGCCACGCTAGGTAACTGTTGGCAGTCTATTCAATAAACAACAAGCAGCGTGTGCCCGTTTTCTAGGCGTAATTCAATCTCGGGTAATTCATCTTCTGTCCGCCCCATTCCTCATTGGTCAACTGGCTTTCGTTCAACGCCAGATACCGGAATGCGTCTGCAGAGTGTGAATACTCGTCGTGAATCGGCGCCCCAATAGCCCCAGTCGAGTTACTAATGTGCCTGCGGTAACGCTTCAGACATTGGAGCAGCCTGTCGCAGCGTTCAGCGTCAAAGTAGACACGGGAAAACATCTCACGGCTTCGATTGATGCCAGACTCGACAGAAGTGTTAGGCGTCTGGGCAATCGTCCAACCTAGGCCCCGCATGACGCTTGCATCATCAATCCCTGACTGATGCCTGACCGCAAACCCATCGTGAGGCAGGTAGACAGAGCCCCAATTGATCGGCTCACCACCAAAGTCCAACGTTTTCAACTCTTGCGAATAGCTAGCCAATGTGCGCTGAGAGTCTTCAATGTGATGAATGACCCGGATTTCTGACGCCACTTTCTGCACCAGAATGATCGCCATGGAGTCATTGAAGCCAAGATCAAAGACAACATGTGTCCGTAGTTGGGGATCGTGCGGAATGTTTCTAACTCTCCCGAGTTCATATGCCTTCGCCACCTCATCGGCATAGATAGCGCCATCAACTGCCGCCCTCGGCTCACCGTCCCAAATGTTCTTGTAGCCTGCCGGGTCGCGCTTGAGTGTGTCCAGGCGCTCCGCTTCGAGTTCATCCGTAAACCACTCATTTTCATCATAGTTCACCCTGCGGACAATCCACCCATCCGGGGGCGTCTGAATGAACCGCAGATAGGTTTCATCCGTGTCTAGTTCCGGGTTCATTGAACACCAGATTTCAGACCCCGGCTTGCGGATGGTAGGAAGCAATACATCCCACGATCGCTTGCTGACGACTTGGGCTTCTTCTACCCAGCATCTGTCAACATCATTGAACGACTTGATGTTGGCAATCCCTTGTTGCCTCAGGCCGGCAAACACAAAACGGGTGCCATTCTTTCCCCTGATTTCGTTCGCCAGAACGTCATAGAACGATTCAATGTCGCATTCGCCTATCTGTGTACGCAGCAGGTCATACACGGATTCATTGATCGATGTCTGCGTCTCGCGTGCACACAGTATCTTGAGTGGGGAGGCTGCACCCTGCACCAGGAGAGCCCGTGCAAACGAGACACTCTTGCCGCTCCCTCGACCACCATAGGCAACTTTTCCCCGACTTTTCTCGAATAGGAACCTGAACGGCTTTCCAATCCTGATATCTGTCATTTGCCAAAGTTGACGGTCAGGCTAGTTTTGATCTCACCACCATCCGCGCCTGTGTGTTCAGTGCGCGCCAACTTGGGGATGTGGTACTCGATGACATCAGACATGCATTTCCAAGCTGCCAATGCACCCTGTTCTTCAGCAATCTGATCTAGCCATCCCTGCATACGCAATGCGTTGTCATCAACCAAGCGAGCAATGGCCGCTCTAGCATTGGCTGTTGCCTTGTTTGGAACGCCGGGAGTTCGTCCCTTGGGATTTGGAACGCGCTTAACTGACTGAATTTCTTTATTGGTCATTTTACGCCCCTAAGGGGTAGCAAAAAGAGGGCGGACTGAGCCGCCCTTAAACACTCGTGAGAGTGCGTGGAGACGGCCCAATGTAACGGCTTTCACTTATTCATCGTGTGCCCGTTTCCCAAAGATCGCCGTTAGCATCGGGTCTCGGAATGGTTGCCATGTTGTCACCCATGTTTCCCGCTGTTTTCGCATCTTCTTCAGTTCTTGGCGTTTCAGTTGGATTCTGTCTGTTTCCCCTATCTCGTAAACAGTGATCCGCCCACCCGTTGGAATTGGCACATGTCCGCAGATGCATACCTTGTGCGTTTCCCTGAGATAACAAATTGCCCGCTTCAACTGTAGTCCTGTCGCCTCCTCCATCTGCTCCCGCGTCTTGGGGCCTGTGGATAACTGTTCAAGCACAACAGATTTACGGGCGTCCATCATTTCCCCATCAATAGGGTGTGCATCGGGTCTCTGAACGGCTTCCACTTTTGCACCCAGTCGCCAGTGGGATAGTCGTAGACTTTCCTTTCCCGCTTAGTCTTGGTTTCCCTTTTCGTCTGATGCCACTTGATCCTGGCCTCGATCAACACAATTAGCTTCTTCCGCCAATCCTTGCAGGCTTCATATTCCCGGCAAGGTGTTTTCCCAGCCTCCCGCACAAACTTGCCTGCTTTGATGACGCCGCCGTGATTCAGGCATTGCAAAATGGATTTGAAGAAACTATCCGTCATTCCCGACAGGAAAACTTCCCGAATCTTTGTGCTGGGGACTAACCCATGCGTTCCGATGTATTCCGCAATCGGGACTGTTTTCGGGTGATCCATGACGTGCATCAGATCGTCTAGACGCATAGCGGGTCCCAATACACGCGTTTTCCGGATACCAGAGACGGGATATGCCGGGTTGTTGGGTATTCGTGGCGCACACGATTCAGCGGCTTGAATTCATTGTGTAGGTACTTTTCAGCCTTTGCCGACAAAAGCGCACGCTTGCCGGCTGCAAATTGGCTAAGCATGGTATTGGCATCATGCAGAGATATTGGCGCAGTGCATTGGAGATACTCTGCAAGCTTTGTCGCCACTTGCTTGGCATTCTCCCGTTCGCCCACTTTCACACCACGCACGCTTGTCAGGTAGTCCCTGACGTACGAAACCGCTGTTGTTTTGCTCATTCGTTCTCCATTGTCTTGAGTACCCGCAATGCGCCTTCAATGTCCCGCACAGTAGCCACCGTTCCACCAGGCCACGACAACATGAAAGCCTTTTGTAAATCCGTCCATTTGCCTCTCGGCGTCTTCAATTCCATCAAGACGGTTTTGCCCTTGTATCCCACCAATAAATCCACCGGGAGTTCTATGTCCCAGACATAAGCCCCTGCCGTACGCAGTGCTTCGACAATCTCGGCGTGGTTAGCATCCTTGCGTGCGGCGTGTCTCATTTGTTTCTAGCCTTCCACCATTTACGCATTTCATCCGGGTCATACCATGTATTTCTATTCCCATTTGCTGATGATCCCGTTCCATATCTTGCTTTAGGAGAATTTTCATCGAGCCCCAAATAGCGCCTTAAGGCTGCATACTTGACCCCAAACTCATCAGACAATTCTTTAAGACTCCGAAGCGGTTTTCTTGGCCCATTTTTTCTTACCCTATCAATCGCTGAAATAGGAGATTCCATTGATTTGAGAGTTTTTTGCTGAGTTCTATGCATACACCCTCGCAATGGTCTCGTTCAGCACTGACATCTCTGTGGTTTTGTATGCCGACCAAATCCTCGCCAGTCCGTGAATTCCGTTGAAGTTGCTTTGATGGCAGGACTTGCACAACGGGATGACAAGGAAATGCTTTTGCTGCTCGATATGGTGGGCATCCGATGGCCCAGGTATTCCGCACACCCCACACGACAGGGCTTTTACCGCAGCCATGTGAATGCGCTCTTTGTCTGTGATGGCCTTGTGATTCTTTGATTTCATCCCCATTGCTCCGCAAATCCATCCGCAATCCCTTGATATGTGCGGCTTCTGTTTTTCCACCTGTCAGGTCCAGGGGCCATTCTGTGAACCTTGGGCTCGCGACCATCAACAACATTTGTAGGAACAAGCTTGGGAAGGTTCTTTAACCAAAGACAAGTGGCTTTCACTTCCCCATGTCCAAATTGCCATGGCTGAATAATCTGGTCTGGCTTCCTGATCTTGCTACTGATGACACTGATGGGATTTTCAATCGCGATACGTTCGATTGGTGCATTCATCAGGTATTGCACAAAATCAAGTGCGGCCTGTTGCCTTCCGTCAGCAATTTTTGCAGCGAAGTGGCGTGATCCTGATACAGCTAAATCAGTGCATGGGGGATGTGCAATCATCAAATCCCATTCTTCATTGATGACATCTTCAACACTTCCCCTGTAATGCGGTCCAGGTTGTTCAGTGGGCAACAGATCGCAACTCATGGCGGTATGACCTCGACGGATGAATGCATCCCGAACACGTCCCGAATACTCGCAGGCGATTAGCACCCTCATAGGTTTCCACCCACATACCCCAGGTACTGCTTGCAGATGCCTTCCGCGATCTTGTCCGCAATCAACGGCCCGGATGTTTTCCAGTCGTAGTCAATCTCGATACGCTTGTTTCCGTTGTTCAGGATGTAGATATGCCCTTCACCCTTTTCGCAGCCGTCAATCTGTGCGCGTCCGTAAGTCTTGGTTCCGTCATCACGGGTCGCTGTGACTGACGATTCAACGGCTTTCAACTGGGTGTCAAACGTGGGTTTGTCATCAGCAATAATCGTGACGGCGGCGGATGTGTAGATAACGAGTGCGGCGATTAGCATCATTCCTCCCATGAAAACGGTTCGTTTCCGTATCTGTGCATCAATGTGATTTCCTCATCCGACAAGGGGCACCCGGTTTCATCAAAGGCTTTTGTCAGGATTCCAACGCTAATTCGATGAACGCGCCCTTGCGTCATTGCGTTATTTTTCCGCAGTCTTTCGTGGGCCTCTCGGGCTTTTCGGCTGACTGCTGTCAGGAGCATTCCAACTGTCTGACTTGAGGCATGCGATAAGGTTTGCTCGCACTCGTTCCGCAAGCTCACGCCCGTGTTTGGCCTCAAGGTCGCGCAGGTAATCTGATACCTCGGATTTTCTCCCTGACCGCAATGCATCAAATGCGCTTCGGAATCGCTCAAAACAGTATTTTCTATATTCATGAGATCCATTCATGCCGCCCTTTGATCTTAAAGCATGTTGAGAATTGCATGCACTTTGTCATCTGGAATTCCAGCATCAAGCACATACGCCACCGTTCTCTGATTTGGAGTTATTCCGTCGCACCATTGATCCATGATGCGAAAAGCAATGCTTTGCATCGTCATTCGCTGCTTGTCCCGAAATGAATCTGCGAGCGATTTCAAAGCAGCTTTACCTGCAGGACTTGCCCCTAACTTCCGATAGCCTTGTGCAAATTCCGCCCGGTCGCGTTCCGCCTGACGTTCCCGCCCATCAATTGCCCGGTCATTCAGCAGCTTGTAAAGCTCCGCCGCTGTCGGGCTTTTCGGCTGCGTTTTCGGCCAATCTCCAATGACCCGCAAAACATCCGCCATTGCGAATTCTTGGAGTACTTCAAAGTACGCTGTGAGCATTTCTGCGTTAGGCGGATTGCGCCCATAAGCTAGGAATGCCTTTGTAAGGGCCGTAGAGAGCCCAGGAACGTCCGTTTTGTTCAATTGATCATCTCCATAGCACGAGCAATTTCTGACGCAGCAGAGCGCGTATTTGACGTTCTGGAGTTTCTGACCCAGTTACGCCAAGTCGCGACCCAATCCAATTTGCAACCCTTAGCCCCGGGCTGAGCTAGCCAGTAATCCCGGAAAGTCTCAAAAACGACTTCGGGCGATAGGTCAGGCCGGGTTGTTAGACAGAAGTCACGCAGTTCCGCCGTTAGCGCGAAGTCTGGGGATAGGCGAGAACCTTTTTTGCTAGCAGGCAGCGCCGAAGGCGATGCAGTAAGGTTTTCTTCTTTGGTTATGGTTCTGGTTATGGTTCTGGTAGTTGAACGTTCTGATAACGGTTGTTCTTCATTCGTTGAACGTTCGTTGAACGTTCGTTGAACGTTCGTTGAACGTTCGTTCAATATCCGTTCATTTTTCAGTTGTCGAGCAATAGCAGATGCCTTTCCTGAAGCGCTGGCTTTAGTTTGCTTTTCCCTGTATGCCGCTATCTCATGCTCGCATCTGTCGCTAACCCATCCTGCTGGAGTCTCATGGAAAAACTCAGTCAGGACGCCAGCGACTTCATTTAGAAACGCCTTCATCCGAATCAATCGAGCGCACTCAGTGGCAGACGGAAGGGGGGATTCTGTCGTGTAATACAAGTCCATCAGCCGCCTATATGCCAAATCTTCCATTGGCTCTAGGTGTGCCGTATGGCTTGTGTAATCCCCAACGTGGAAGGGGTAATAGTTCATGCTGCGAACAAATCGCCAGAAACGGAATGGGCCTGCAACAGATTTTTAACGGCTTGCTTGTAGTAGCTTTCCTTGAGTTCCGCCCCAATGAACTTGCGCCCCATCTGGATCGCTACATGGCCCTCGGAACCGATTCCAGCGAACGGTGACAACACCACATCACCGGGATTCGTCCAAAGCTCTATGCCGCGTTCTATGACTTCCAATTGCAACGGGCAAATATGGCGTTCATCATCTTCTTCGCGTGCTGACTCCCGTTGCAGGGTCTTGGACGGGTTGATATCCATCCATACAGGGCTTGCAACCTTTTGCCAGTGGTCAACCGGGTAATCCGTATGCTTGACGCGCTCTACCGGATCACCCGGTTTCTTCATGGTGATGAGGTAATCCGGGATTCCCTGACGGCAGTGATTAGCGTTTTCTCGAACAGACTTATGCAGCAGTCCGACCGCCTTGGTGCGCTGCATCGCCGTCACTGGATCTTTCCAGATGACGACTTCGGAATGGTGGATAAATCCGCCATCTTTGAATGCGCGAATCAGATCCCCGCGAAAGTCTTTCAATCCGATATAGCCGTCATGCTGCTTAGATGCGGGCAAGAGCATGCAGTGAAACGACACCTCTTTGCCTGCCTTCATTACCCGCGCCAGTTCCGCAACAAGGTAAGAGAAATGCTCGAAAAACTCCGCATCCGTCTTGCAATTCCCCATGTCACGCGGACTATTGGAGTAAGTGTAAAGAGACGAAAAGGGAGGCGAAAAGATAGAGTAATCCACGCTTTCATCGGGCAATCCCTTCAACACTTCAATGCAATCACCATGATAGATAGCGAAGTTTTCGCCAATGGTCTGATCAATGCAGTTCATCACGCCACCTTGAGAAATGAGGGAAGAGAAACGCTCTTGCTGGCGTTGTAATCATTGGTTTGCCTGTCATTTCCCAATACCTGAGAGATAACGGCTTCATGGGTTTCTTTTGACAAGCTCTCTGCCATTGCAATGGCTTCGCGTTCTTTCCTGCGAAGATTGCTAACGACTGCGCCCTCAAGTTGAGATGCAAAGATATGGACGTTTACCGGGCGTTTCTGACCAAAGCGCCAGCAACGGCGTACAGCTTGATAATAGGCTTCGAATGAGTCCGTAACGCCTACAAACGCCATGCGTGCAGCGTGTTGCCAGTTCAATCCAAATCCGCAAATGGATGGCTTGCTCACCAAAACGCGAATCTTCCCGCTAGCAAAGTCCATCAATCGCTGCTCTTTGACTTCCGCGTCATCAGAACCGGAAATCTGAACGGCACCAGGAATCGACCGCGTAAGAGCGTCACCCTCTGCATTCAGATCACACCAGACAACCCACGGCTGTTTGTCTGCATTGACCACATCGGCGCATGCCTTTACGCGGTAATCCAGACTTGCCCGCCGAGCGTCCCTGCGTTCCGATAGCGTCTGCGCCTCACTGGCGAACAACGAATCACCGAATGGGAGATCCACTTCTATGATGTGTTCGATCATTTCAAGGGGCGAAAGGGCATACGCCGAATCATCAAAGCCAAGATCAGACGGCTTGCGGATGAGCGCGCCCCATCCCGATACCCATTTCCAGAAGATGTGCTGTGCGTGACCCTTCAAACGCCATACAGACGTGTCCCCGCCGTCATGTGTGAAAAACTCTGCGAGCATTTCAGCGCGTGAACAAATGCCGAGAAACTCCGCATGCGTCCCCAATTCCGTCCAGTCATTGGGAGCAGGGGTTGCGGTAGCACAGAGCTTGTAAGAGGTCTTGCGGAATGCTTCGGTGAGCAATGCAAAGCTCTTTGTGTCGTGATGCTTGATGCAGCTAGATTCATCCAGCACAACCCCGACGAAAGCGCGAGCATCAAACTTGTGCAGGCGTTCGTAGTTGGTGATATTGATGCCCGGCTTAACGTCCGCAGCATCACGGCAATGCGTGACCTGTACGCCGATAGCATCGCCTTCCTGCACCGTCTGCTGTGCAACCGCAAGAGGCGCGAGAATCAGGACGCTTCCGTTTGTCTTCCTGCAAACAGCATCCGCCCATGCCACCTGCATACGGGACTTGCCTAGGCCAGTGTCAGCAAAGATTGCAGCCTTACCGCGACGGATAGCCCACTTGAGCAATGCCGATTGGTGCGGCATGAAATCGTCAGGAATGTCGGAATCTTCCGGGTTGAATCCAGCGGGAGCGTTCTGCTTGAATTTCTGCGATAGAAAAGCTGAATACCGCAAATCAGGTATTGCGGCAGGGGACGGGGAAGCGCGTAATGGCTTCATGCCGCACCGTAAATGTCATCGAATGTCAAATGAAGATCGCGAGACGATGCGAATTCGATCAACTTTCGTGCGACATCAGGCGGGATAACCGTAGTCCCCGACTCGTAAAAATAGATCGCGCCTTGAGTGCGCCCGACCGCCCGTGCAAGCTCTACCTGGCTAACTCCCAGAGACTTGCGGATGTGGAGAATTGTGTTCATGCCAAACATACTAGCGCCACTAGCAAACGGGCGCAAGCTTTTTCTCACTAGCGCAACAGGTAGTCAGTGTTTGCTATTCGCGGAGCTTGCGGATAATGCTGACATGACTTCAGAGCGCAAAGCACACAGGAAGGCCACCATTACGGACATGCATGTCCAGGAGGCCGCACAACTCCGTGAAATCTTCATGAAAAAGGCGGGGATGTCGCAATCGAAGTTTGGACAGGAATACGGGATAGGCAATCAGGGCATGGTGTGGCAATACTTGAACGCAGATGCCCCGCTAAATGCGGAGGCCGCTGCCAAGTTTGCGAAGGGGCTTCGCTGCCACGTATCCGAGTTTTCGGAGCGTATTGCAAAGCAAATCAGGGAAATGGCAGAGGCGACGAATATCGAATACCCCGAGCCTGACATGACGCAGCATGAAAAGCAGTTGCTTGATTTTTACCGCCAACTTCCCGCAGAGCTTCAGCACTACCTGCTAGCGGACGCAAACAAGTATCACAACATCGCACACCCGAATTTCGGTGCCGCGAACCCATTTCCAGAAAAATCGAAAGAGTAAATAACGCCTAGCGGCGCTGTTACAATTTATTCTGCTGAAATACTAGCGCCAATGTTGACAAGCATCAAACTAGCGCCCATAGTTCGTTCACAGCAACACGAAACGACGAACAACGAACTGGAGCGAAACGAAATGAACAACTTCCAAATCAAGCGCAACAGCAATGGCCACACGCTGACGGTCACACAGTCCATGACTATGTGTGATGGCAGCACTGGCAACTTCCTGATCTCTCGCCAGCAGTGCAAAACGATGGCTGATGCCAGCCGTGCAAAGGCCAACGCAATCATGTCGTTCTCCACTGGAACAGCCGCACAGGTGCAAGCATGAACGGATTGGACACTTTCATTGCCAACGAATTTGCCGCCCATCAGCTTGCATGTGAGGAAGCGGATTTGATCGGAGTTGCGCAAGAAGCCCGAAGCGATGAATTGATGCATGACCCAGAGTTTTTGTCGGATGCCATAGCGGGAGATTGCATTGACGGCAATGTGTCCTACATGGACATGGAAGTGTCTGGAATCGTCGCAGAGCAGATGAAAACCGGAGCTAAGCGCACATATGTCTATGACGCGCTTTCGATCCTGCTGAACACGTCGCCTAACTCTGTCGAGCATCTGTCGGCATGGACGGTGATGCGCGAAGCCCTTCGGGAATTGGCGTTCAACAAGGCGCAAGGGGAAATCAAATGATCACGGACAACGATGGCTATCCATTCAGCAAAGACCCTGATGCGCCGCTGATCATGTGTGTGTGGATTGTGTATCTGGTGACTGTTGCCCTGTGCTACTGGAGTTTCCTGTGAACACTCGCAAACTCATCATGACGGCAATAAAGCTCTACCCGAGAACGCCTTACCTTGAGGATTCCGCAGTACGCCATGCACGTAGGAAATGGATCGCATCCATGTTGTATCTGAAGCACTCATCCAACCGTGGCTGGATTCTTGACAACCCACTTAAACACGATATTTTTACTCACTGAAAGCACATCATGATTCTCAAAGATACAGGTGGAGGAGACTTCGCCCAATGCCCCGAAGGTTCACACATCGCCCGTTGCATCAAGCTGATTGACATCGGCACGCAAAAGGGCGAGTACGAGGGAAAGGTCACTACCCGCCGTCAACTCATCATCACATGGGAGTTGCCAAACGAACTCATTCCGAACGGTGAATTGGAAGGCAAGCCGTTTGGCGTGTCCAGGTTCTACACGGCAAGCCTTGGTGAAAAAGCTGCACTGCGGAAGGACTTGGAAAACTGGCGTGGTCGAAAATTCACGGAAAAGGAATTGACCGGCTTTGACCCCAAGGCAATCCTTGGCGCTCCCTGCATGTTGTCCGTAGTCCATACGGAAAAGGGTAAAGCCAAGGTCGCTGGTGTGATGAGTCTTCCGAAGGGAATGACGTGTCCTGAGGCTATCAATCCGTTGGTCTATTTCTCGTTGGATGAGTACGACGGCGAGACTTATCACAGCTTGTCAGACGGCTTCAAGAAATTGATTCAAGAATCGCCAGAGTACAAGCAACTGGCAAAGATTGACGACACCATTCCATTCTGATCATGAAACTGACAGCAGACAATCTGAGTAGTAATCCGTTCCAACGCAACGCGGAATGGTTTCAAGAGCGCATCGGATGCCTAACTGCTTCCCGGATGTCTGCTGTCCTAGATTTCAGGAAGGACGGCAAGCCTGGGGCGTCTCGCATCAAGTTGCTTAACGACATGGTGAGTGAACGGGCTACAGACTCCATGACGCAGATGCGCGTTAATGAAGCCATGCAACACGGCATAGACACGGAGGACGAAGCCAGAACCGCATACAAGGCTTTAACGGACAACAAAGTGTCACTTGTCGGGATGATCCCGCATCCGCGTATTGAATACTGCGGAGCGTCCCCGGATGGATTGGTTGGCGTTGATGGCTTGCTCGAAATCAAGTGCCCGACAACAACGACACACATTGATTACGTCAAGGCTGGAGTAGTTCCTGACCAGTACAAGCCGCAGATGCTGCTTCAGTTGGCCTGCACACGTCGCCAGTGGTGCGACTTCTTCAGCTATGACCCTCGCATTCTGAAAGGCCCGAAACACTTCCTGATTCGTTTCGAGCCGAGTTCTGCTGTG